AAACTTTACGAACGAATTTACAAGAATGGAGATAGACGAATCATAGCCGGAGACTACAGGAAGTTTGACGCATCAGTGCCCTTATACTTAATGGAAGCTGCCGACTGGATTGCAGAACAATGGTACCTCAGAGGAGGACTTGTATCACAAGAAGAATTCAAATGGATGCAAACTTATGAATCAGAAACAAATTTATGTTTGCACCTTATCATCAATTTACTATACCTAGCACCTGGAGAACCATCAGGAATTATGAGAACAACACTCAAGAATTGTATCATCAATCTCATAAATAATCTCTATGTAGGTTTAGTCACACTCACAGAACGTCAGAAAGAAGTACTTAAGAAGTATGGAATTGACGTAGATAAACGCAAAGAAACAATCACACGCATTACGAACGATATTAACGACATTTTTATTAACGAATTAACACATGAGAAAGCAATGCAAATCATATGGGATTTGGTTTCCGTCTTTGGAGACGACCAAGTCCTAGGAATGGGAGGAGTATTATGGTTTAATATGAAAGATTTCAACAGAGTAATCAAAGATTTTGGAATGGAATACACATCAATTTACAAGAACAGAGAACTAGAGGAATATTACGACCTTAACGAAGTTAAATTTTTACAAAGATTCTTTAGAGAGAGAGATGGAGTTATCTATGCACCATTAGACCCAGAAATTATCTCAAATATACCATATTACATCAGAAAGAAAGGATCCACAATAGCTCAGAAGACTTATGAAGTTTGTGAATCGGCTCTTAGAGAATGGTATCATCATGGAAGAGACAAGTTCAATGAAATGAAAATGATTTACAATAGAGCCCTTGTATATCAAGGCTTCAAACAACTCACAACATCATACATTGATTTAGAACAAGCATTTTTCAAAATGAGACCACTCAAATTGTTACCCACAACACAAATCTGGGTTCCCTCACCAGATTCAGACACCTCCCAAGAACCAGAACACATAGAAGTGCATTGCCAAATGAGTACCCCAGCACATCAAGAACGACAAGAAGTACAAGCAACTCAAGAAACATTACAAGCAACCACAACATTTGCCGATAACGTTGGAAAGACTGATCCATCAGCAGAAATTGGGGCGGTCAAAAGTCCTGCCATACATGGCACTGACCCCTACCCGGATCAGGGCATGAAACAAACACTTTCAAGACCCTATCCCGTTTTACAATTTACCTGGTCATCAGCATCCGTTTTCGGAGACAATCTCAACTCAGTTACATTCCCATCTGCTCTGACTTCGATCCCGAATATTGCAGATAAGCTTAATAGATTTCAATATCTTAGAGCTGGAATACGATTACAAATACGTGTCAATGGAACCAAATTACATCAAGGAATATTACAGATAAGCTGGCTTCCCCATCAAATGACAGGCGACACTGTCAGTACCAGCTTTCTAAATATTTACACAGCATCAATGTGCCCCACACTTTACGTATCAGCAGGAACCTCAGCCACTGTTGATTGGATTATTCCATTTGTTGGACCCTCAAACTATTGGAATATGAAGGATGATCCTGCAGCTGCTGCAGCAGGTTTCATGGGACAAGTTGTCATCTTCTGTGCTTGTCAACTCAGAAAATATGGAGCTACATCCACCCAGAACATAGAAGTCACAGTATATGCTTCTTTTGTTGATCCAGAAGTCGCTGGACTTGGACTCAGAACTATTTTTTCAGACGAAGAAAAATTCCGTCAAGAAAGAGCAGAAGCTACTTTTAATAGATTGAAAAATGTTCGAGTTCGAGGTCAAGCAGGACCCAAGAAAGAACAAGCACAAAGATCAAAAGACAACACAATATCGTCAGAAGCTAAAGCTACATCACCATCACTTTTTGATACTATAGTTACACCATTTGTTGACACAGTTGTCAACGTAGGATCAAAAGTGCTTACAAACGTAATGTCTGACGCAATGATGGCCATGTTCTTGGATAAACCCACATCATTGGAAGCTACACAAAAATTTCACAAAGAAGAATTTGCTGGCCTTGCAAATGCATCAGGATTAGACAATGCCCAAATGCTTGCTATGCATCCTGATAATGCTGTCTCAACTGACCCCAGCATCTACGGAGAAGTTGCAGATTTTAACAAATTTGTGAATTACAAATTGAGACCCGGATTAATCTTGGCCGGAAGTTTCAACAGTTCCAACGGAGCAGGCTACAAGCCTTTTGTCATACCTATAGCCCCTTCGTTATGCCCATCACAAGATATTACTGGACCACCAGCAGGTGTCCTTTATTTCCCCACTCCACTTGCCCACATGGTATCATTTGCAAGATGGTGGAGAGGGGGAATGAAGTTCCTTATCAAGTTCAGTGCTTCTTCTTTTGTCACTTGCAGAGTAAGACTAGTTTGGTTACCAGACCCGACCTTTTCTGGAAGTTTCCCAACAAATGAAGAAGGAGATGTCGTCAACAGACTTGTTGATGTCACAGCAGACACCTCAATCGAAGTTACTGTACCCTATCTTCGAGAGCAATTCTGGCAGCCTGTTATCCCGCCAGATGAATGCACCCAACCAATCACATCATGGACTGGTTTTAATGGTCAACTTGTTATGTATGTTGTTAATCCAATTACAAATGTAGAAAATGTTGGAGACTCAACTATAGATTTCCTCGTTTTCCAAGCAGCAGCCGAAGATTTCGAGATCGCTGAACCCACTGCTCTTTGGGCCAATTATATTGATGGGACCGGAGTTTCAGACTCCCCCACAGTTAAAGCCCAAGTGAAGCCAGGAAAAGAAGAAATTAGTGTCCATGCACAAGCATCAACTACAGAGACTACATTAGCATCTGATATTCAAGCAAAGTTTAGAACACCCTTTGAAACATTAATCCCAGCATCAACATGCATTCCCAAGAACATACAAATGGGAGAAACTATCAATTCATGGCCTGAACTTTTACATAGATATTCGCTTTTAACAATAGACACACAAACAGGATTATCTACACCTTACACAAAGATCATAGACCCATGGGTTAGAAGTACATCGGATCAAGGTATTCGATGCAATTGGAACAGAGTATTGAAGTCGTTTCTATTTTGGAGAGGAGGTTACAGATTGAAAGCTACGATTGTTGGATTTAGTGCGTACCTTGACTCACTCTCCGGAACTTATGAGAAAGACATGATGTATATCAAAATATCTAATCTCACAAACAACGAAGTAGCAACTCAAGATACAACAGGAGAGCTTGACAATGGGCTTTGTTGGCAAACTGGCAACAACCATTGGACAGCTGAAGCTGAAATTCCATTTTACACACCCTACAATATGATTTGTGATTCATTCACAATAGAACAACCAAATAGACCACAAGCATATGTGGTAGTGTGGGACAACAAATGGAATTTATCCACTTTCGATGGAACTCAAAATTGGAAGTGGCAAATCATGTACCTGATCTCTGCATCAGATTCATTTACGTTGGGATGGCCTATAAACCCAACACCTTTATTCAAAGCAACCCCAGGATTAAAGGAGACCAAAGATAACAACAACAAACAGGTGGCAACCGACCTTAAACCGGCATTTTTAATAACAAACTTGAAACAAAATAGTAATGGTAGCGCAAACAAGACTACCACTCAGAGT